GTTGTTTCGCCGTCCGGCAACATCAACAACAACAATTGCAACAACAACAACGGCGTGCGCCCATTCTGTGACAAACAGACAGTTAGAGTAGGCATTAAGCCGAAATCAGAGAAAGATACAGAAAAGCACATGACCTTTCCTAAAAGGATAAATACAAAGGAGTTTATATTATGGATGATAAAAGTATTATATGCAATTTTGAGAACCTTTATAACGCTTATAAACGTGCTAAGGCAGGTAAAAGGCGCAATGAAAGTTGTGCTAGATTCCAAACAATGAGCCTGGATGGCGTTCATATCTTGCTAGAGCAGTTGAAAAACAAAACCTACAAGATGAATCCATATAACGAATTTAAGGTTTACGAGCCTAAAGAACGATTGATACGTTCTTGTTCGTTTAAGGATAAGGTTGTTCAGCATTGCTTATCTGATACGATTTTACATCCAAGACTGGAAAACCAGTTTATCAAGACAAACTATGCCGGGCAGAAAAACAAAGGAACATTGTTCGGCATGGATTGTCTGAAAAAACAGATGTTAGAGTTTTACCAAAAACACAAGTTAGATGGATGGATTTTGAGATGTGATGTAACTAAATTCTTTTATAGTATCGACCACGAGATATTAAAAGATATAGTTGACTATTACTTCCCGGACAATTACATAATGTGGCTTAACCATTTGCTTATTGATAGCACAGATGGTATTGGGGTGCCATTAGGAAATCAAGTGGCTCAAATATATGCTTTGCTTATGCTTGATGGATTAGACCATATGGTTACTGGCGAACTTGGAATCAATCTTTATGGAAGATATATGGATGATTTCTATTTGATACACCACGACAAGGAATATTTGAAATGGTGTCTTGATTGCATAAATCAATTTGTAGAAAGCATTGGTTTGACGCTAAACGGCAAAACGCAAATTGTTCCGTTTAAGTGTGGAATACCATTTCTGGGGTTCCACCACTACATAACTAAGGATGGAAAGTATATACGCAGGATAAAAGGTGAAAATAAGCGAAAAATCCGTAAAAAGATAAGAAAGTGGGTAAAACTCGTTAAGTCCGAAAGAATGACTGAAACAAAATTTTATGAGAAATACAATGCATGGAAAAATCATGCGTCGCACGGAAATTGCGTTAAGTTGTGCCATTCAATGGACTTATATGTGGAAAAGTTGTTTAAATCAAACATAGATAGCAGGTGATGATATTGGAACAGATTAACGGTCAAATTGAATTGACGCAGTACCTAGAATCAAAAATAAAAACTGGAAAGGTCATGGATTTAACTTCTTATATTAACAGCCAAGGCAAAGCACAATACTCACAGATTCAAGAAGTTGTTTTCAAGTCATACGAAGATTACAAGGAAGATGATGATTTCTTGCAAAGAATGACAAATGCAATTTCTATCTATGTGTTAAGCGTATCAAAGGGATATATGGATTATTTAAGAAAGGAAGTGATTGGATGAAAATTGATGAATTAATTGAAAACGCAGAGGAAAAAGCAAGAGTGCATGAATATCATGCAGATTTTCTTGAAAACGGGAATCCTATGCGTGATTCCTGCCTTAAAAGCTCAAAAGACTGCAAACAGTTAGCAGAATGGCTTATGCAGTTAAAAGAATATCAATCTTTGGAAGAACAGGGCAGACTTATCAAGTTGCCGGAAAAAGTCGAAGAAACGGAATATAGAGAGTGTGTGCACACAAGAACTAAATGCCACCATGAAAATTACAAGTGTTCGGAATGCCCTCTTACTGAATTGTTTTGTGATGAATTTTATACGGCAATAGATAGATGTTATGAGGAAGCATACGCTAGTGGATGTCTTGCAGGAATGGAGTTAGGAGAATCCGAAGCAAAACTGAAAGAATTGAGAGGTATGGAATGACAATTAGTGAGTTTTTCAAAGAGAAATATTCAGTAAGAAAAGATAAAGAAAACATCTATGGTGTTGGAATGAGTGATGCAGAGTTTCGTCATTTTATTATTCAATATTTGTTACCAGAAAATTGGTATGTTGTTGACCCAATAGGGCAGTCACAAGTCAACGAAATAGCTATCAACGAAATTCTAACTAAGTATTCCAAGAAGTTTAGACGAGAGCGCAAGAAATATTTAAAAGAATTGAGAGGTGGAAAAAATGACTAAGAAAGAATTATATACTTGTGATATTTGCCATACCGATTATCGTGAAAAGGCAGATGCTTTAAAGTGCGAAAAAGAACATCTCAAATGCGTTAAAATCACAGACGCTAGATATAATGCACATTTCAATTTACCATGCAAAATCGAAGTGGAGTTTTCAGATGGGACAAAACATTGGTATAGACAATAAAGAATTGAGAGGTGCTGAATGAATCGTAAGAAACGCTATGGTGTCTGGAACACCAAAAAGAAAGAAATTCAATTTGATATTTGCGAACCAAGCAAAACAAAAGCAAGAAAGAAATTATTTGAAAAGATTGGGAAGGATGCCTACAAATATAGATTTCAAATCAAAGAATTGAAACTAGGAAATCCAAAAGCTGAAAAATTACTGACTATAGAAGTTGGAGGTGAAGAAAGATGAGCATAAAACCTATATTATTTAACACCGAAATGGTTCGAGCTATTCTGGATGGGAGAAAGACTTGCACAAGGCGAGTGTTAAAACAGCCATTTGAGGTACACCAAAATGGTTATATCACAAAACCTAGGGGAGATGAAAGGCCCTGCCCTTATATTCCACCATATCAATCGGGAGACGTTCTGTACGTTCGTGAGACGTGGTGCAAGGATTCTTGTTGGGGTGAAAAAGAACAATATTATTACAAGGCTGATGATAGTAGATTCTTTCATAGATGGCGCCCATCAATCCACATGCCTAAAGAAGCGGCTCGAATTTTTCTAAAGGTTACAGATGTGCGTGTGGAGCGGTTGCAGGATATCACCGATGATGGAGCAAAAGCAGAGGGTGCAAACTGGAAGAATGGCAAAAACGTTGGCTGGGAAGAAAAAATGAGACGGACAGCAGTAGAACGATTTGCCGAAATATGGGAATCCACTATCAAGAAAACTGACAAACACATTCATGGCTGGAACGCAAATCCTTATGTATGGGTTGTTGAATTTGAACGGTGCGAGAAGCCGAGAAAGGAGTAATTATGAGCAATAATTTAGAATTTATGAAAGAGCATAATTGTAAACATCTAAAAAACTGTAAGTTTGCTAGTGTTGTGAAATATCAGTATTCGGATGATAAAAAAGGATGGTATATACAATTTGGAAATGTGCTTCATGGTATAAAATATTGTCCTTATTGTGGTATGAGATTGGAGGATGAAAATGGACGATAGATATTTGTATAAAGCAAAGAGGATTGACAACGGAGAGTGGGAAATTGGAAGTTTAATAATACTTCCAAATGGAGAATGTGAGATTTGGAACAGATGCAATAATCCACCTGATAGTGACCCTATGTGGCGCAGATGTGTAATTACACACAAAGTAGAACCATCCACCATCTGCCAATGCACAGGATTGAAAGATAGACACGGCAACCTTATTTTTGAAAATGACCTTATGGATGGTTTTAGTTATCCGTACCTTTCTGGATTGGATTCAGAACATGATTATTTTGCAGAGGTTTGTTGGTGTGATGATATTACAGGATTTGGAATATGCACACACAAATACAAAAATTCGGATGTTCGTGGTTCAGCGGATGGAGAGGTTGATTTAATGGAAAATTTTGATTCCAGTAAATGGGAAATTATCGGAAACATCTTTGACAATAAGGAGTTGTTAGAAAGCGAGGAATAATATGACAGAGAGTGAAGCAATAGAAGCAATACAGTTTGATTTAGAAATAGGCGGTGAAATACATTCTCAGGTATTGTGTGATGCTGTTAATGTTGCTATACAAGCACTTGAAAAGCAGATACCAAAGAAGCCTGTACATGATGGTTGTTTTGATAGTGAGGGAATGTGGCACGAATGGAACGGAATAAACGGAAGACCTTATGATTTATGTCCTAATTGTAACACAAACCTTTGTTGTGAAATGCATTACGACAACAAGCCAAAGTATTGTAAACATTGTGGTCAAAAATTAGATTGGAGCGATAAAGAAAGTGAGGAAGCAAAGTCATGAAATTAGATGAAGCAATAGAAAAACTAAAAGCATATCTTAAATGCCGAAAGAAACAAGTTAAGGGAATTTACGAAAATTGTAATAACGAAAAATGTGATAACTGTAATTTATGCTATGAGAAAGGAAACATAAGCGAACATATTAAGAGTGTAGAAACGGTAATATCAGAAATTGAAAAACAATCAAATAATCAATGGATTTCTGTTAATGAAAGAAAGCCAGAGGAATTTGAAGATGTTCTTGTTTCTTTCTCTGGCAGAATTATAGGCGGCACGTGTGACGGAGAATATCGTGAAGATGTTTGTATTGGATATTATAATGGGTATAAATGGTGTCTTCGTACGGATTTGGATAACTGTAAGGTTAATTATTGGATGCCATTACCAAAGCCTTATAAGGAGAGTGAAGAGTAATGAGACTTATTGACGCAGACGAATTAAAGCAAGAGTTATATCAAGAGTGGTTTTTAGATATACTTCTTACACAGCAAGGTAAGGAAGATATGTTTCGTGTGTTGGCAGAAAAGATTGACAGTCAACTAACCGCTTATGATTTAGATGAGGTTTTAGAACGGTTGAAAGATGAAAGCGAAAAATGTTCCATTTGTGAACTTCCTACTTGCAAAGAGGACGGAAGTCATTGTTGTTATTGTGACGGATTAAATAAAGCAATTGAGATTGTAAAAGCAGTTAGCATGAATAATAATTCAAAAAATACTAGAAAGGACGGATAACATGGCAGTAAACAAAAGAGCAGCAATGCGGAGAGAAAAACGTGTGCAGGAAAAATTGACCGGCGGTAAGCCAACACAAACAAAACTTATGGCAAGGGCATACATAACTGGTAAGAATGAAGGATTTGAACTTGCTACTGGAATTATGTTTCTTGCACTTTGCGAAGAATTTGGATTTGGAAATAAAAGAATCAATCGGCTTATTGAACGTATATCCGATGAATCATTAAAGATGGATGAAGACCCAACAAAGTTTAATGTTGATTGGTACATAGAGAAAGTAAGAGAGAAATGCGGTGTCCGAATCCTCAAATCAGATGAGGATGAGTGAGGTG